ACTCGGTCAGCTTCGCCCTGCGTTACCTTGGTATAAGCCGCGGCAAGAGCTTCCAGGTCTGGGTCTATATCGGTATAGGCTACTACCTGAGACCACGTTTTGCCATTATCATAGCTCACCTCGATACCCATCGCGCCGCCACGAAACTGAGGGGTTTTTCCCTCGGCTACTACACCGAGATCTTCGCCGCCTATCTCCCAATGGCCGTTGTTATTGATTACTGGCTTAATACCTGCGATCAGGTAAGCCCTTGCGAACTCGGCAGGTATCTTAACCTGCGAGCCGTTAGCCATGTAGATCCAGAAGAAGTCGGTACTCACCACTAGACGAGATGCCGTATTCAGCTGGCTGGCTATATCATTGATTTTTGTTTCTGTTGCCATAATTAATCATTTTTTAAAGATTCATTGATTGCCTTCTCTACGGCTTCGATGAAGCAAGGAGCAGTGGTTCTCTCTACCAGCCCCTTGATGATGTCGAGTTCTTCCTGCGAGTAGTCGGTTTCATCACTTCCATTCCACATCTTTACGGCAAGAGCCTGTCCTGCGAGTCCAAGACCTGCACCCTGCGAATAGATGATGTTCGCAATCTGCTTTCGTGCGTTCACTACCTGACACTGGCTCTTGTCGAGTGTCACAAATACTTCGAGATATTCTAACTTAACTTTCATATTTTTTCTTATTATTTTAAATTACCAAATAAGAGATTACCATGCACTAGCAATGACAATAGCTTGCCTATTAGCGGACAATCAATCGCTGTTTTCTCTTGTCTTTATAACCATATTATCGACCTTTATAAATTTTTAATATTCCGTTCTCTTCATATATCATTCCTTTTCTCGCAACCGATGGAATGCCAGATGGTATACCGGCAAGAAAAAGATACAGTGCGCTTGCCTTCTTGTCAACGAGGCATTTTAGTCCTGTAGTCGGTATATCTGTCCCGTGATAGCCAAAGTTACTTATATCGTTTGCTACTCTTAATTGTACGTAAGTATTGAAGTAATCTCCAAGTTTAAGTTCGTAAGGCGTTAGCATCGACGTATACCCGGTCATTGCAGTTGTAAATGCGACCATTTTACTCTTTCCAATACTGTCCTTACCGGAAATCATAGAACACGTCATGTCCTTACCATTATTATCCTTTGCTGTAAACTCAGCTTTCACCCCGGAATCTCCATATCCGAAATATAGCGATTGATTGTTTACCGCATCGGCATATTGTATATAGTCTTTACAAAGCTCACAAGTCTTCGTTGTTGACGTATACTTGATAGACCCATCTGCAATTGTGAAGTCTCCAACAAAACCTGACTTCGCAGTAACCTTACCAGTGATATCAGCATCGGTCGTCTTGAACTTACCACCTCTAGTTATAGAAGTAGTAGCCGTGCTGCCTTCAGTACCGCCTATCCAGAACGCATAATCCGCATTATCCTTCACCCAGCGGAATGAGCCGAAGATATTATTACCCTCCATCAGGTTGAACTGCTGGCCTTGGGTAAACTTCAGAACCGCATTCTTTCCCACGATAAGAGGACAATACATCGGACCGGCATCACTCAGTTTTGTCCATAGCTTATTGTTGTTAGAGTCAACTGCTGAAGGGTCGAAGGAACTGCCCGTAGCCGTATGCGTAACGTTGCATTGATAGACAGACCAGCCATCGTTAGCATTATTATCCTCGATGTAAATCAGGTCGATATACTTCTGTTCCAGGGTCAGGGCAGAATCATTATGATACGTTGCCCCGCTCTTCCATCCTTCGGAATTCCGGACGATGCAGCCGTTCTTACCCATCTTTCCGGCTTCGGCAAAGTTGGCTACCACAACAGGCTGGCTCCAATCGTCCTGAACAGAGTCAGTACCATGTTTTCCTGCACGAACAGACTCCCAGATGAACCGGTTCACAGACGATACAGTCAGCCGTTTTGCCGTCCATCCTCCCTGCAAGATACCATTTGCACGGTAAGGCTTGGCTGGCACCGCCGTATCGTTAGTCGTAGCGATATAGGCACGCTCCATAACGATGACTTCAGCCTGCATCGGCATCGCCTTGCTCCAGGTTATGTTGCCTACAGCATCTACGGTTCCGTCGGTACGCCACAAACTCTCAGTAAGAGCTATCATCGATTGCCAGGCAAAGAGACCATAGTCGCCGTAGCTGTCTGTGCCGCCATCCTTGAAATATCCGATGAAGAAATAATATTCTCCTGCGTCAGGCATGGATAATTCAGCAACATAACTCTGACCGTTGCCGCTTACTGCATAGGTATGCTCCGATCTGTTGATATATTCGCTATCTTCCTTTATCTGCTTGCCCTCGCTGTTGATAACCTCAGACGGCAGATAGAGACGAGAGATGCATACCAGGTCCCAGTTGGTTTCAGAGTAAGACTTCAGCACCACTCTGAGATAGCTATCACGGAAATGGTTAACAACCTTAATACGACGTATGCACTTGCCGTTGTTACCAAGAGCGGAAGGAGTCTTATAGAAAGTTTTTTTCTGCTTGATACCATCTAACAGAATTTCGCTTTCTTCTGTTCCCCATGCGCTAGTAGTACTGCTGTTGTACCGGTCGATAATCTCATCTGTTGTAATCTTACCACCCAGCACGATGCTTTTGCCTCCCGTAGCAGGAGCCTTCTTCGTCCAGCCGTGGCCAATATTATCCTGCGCTTTATCATATTCGGCAAGCGTTTTCAAAAAAGGAAGATCTGATGGTTCTGAAGCTGAAGACTGATAGCCTGCGATAAGACCATCACCATCCTTCGCTTTATAACCTCCACATGAGAAGTTTATAACTTCGTCCCCATCCGTAAACCATGTAATTTTCATTATCCACAGCCACGGAGTGGCATCATTAAAGGCAATTTTGTTGAAGTCTTTACTGCCATAGTCTCTGAATAATGTCGGATTCTGGTTTACATCAGAACTATCTCCAGCATAATACCAGGTTTCAATGCTAGAAATGCTCTTCGGGTAACGGTTGAAGAGCTTAGGTTCAGAGAAACTGCCATCCGTTCCTACCTCTCCCTTCTTGTATGCTACATATACATACTGCTTCTCCCGAGTCGGCTCCATCGGATCATCCTGCCACCCCCTAGGCTGCAAAACGCCATGCTGACGGTAAGGCTGTGTAATGAAATTCGATTCAGACTGATCAGAGAGATAATAGACATACTCATATCCATTACCATCCGCTCCACAGGTGAGTACCGGAACGCTTTCCTTATCCAGTACATTTCCGGAAGCATCGTATAAAGCGAACACTACCTGACGGGCATCACTCTGGACAGATACCTCTGCGCCTATTTCCATATCGGTATCAGGAGTATCAGCAGTTCCATACTTCAGATGATACCCTGCCGGTAATTCTGTCAGCTTATATCTCTTGTCGTCGGATGATGTTGCCCATATATCGCATGAGATACTTTCTGCGCTCATATTGCCCTGATTATCTATAATCACGCTATCGGAAGAAGGTATCAGTTCGTAGACTACGGTATCAGACGATTTCAAAATGGTAAGCTCTCGGGTATACTCGTAGTTAGCTCCCGCATATTTGCCCACAACCGTAATGTCCAGTTTCGTAACCTGGTCGAGGGTATCGGCGGTAAGATTATCTGCATCGATGGTGATTATCTTAGCCTTGCCGTCAATACTCATCGAAGCCTTCAGTCCTGCTACGCTAGAGATATTGAGCGAGGAAATCTCCCATGGTTCATTGTGATACATGAGGGAAACCTTAGTCTTGATAGGGAAACCGATATACTTACCGGCTCTGGTATTCCATGCCACCGATGCACTCTCATTACTCAGATCGCACACCATAAAAGGAAGGTTGTCATGCTGGATGCGGATAGGCATCTGCACCGTCTTCGAGGTTTTTCCCTCCAGTTCTACGACGATAGTCACCATCGCATCCGACATTTTGCGCATAGCTGCGTAATCGAAATTTGTATCATCTGCAGTACCGGAAACGCCATCCTTAATGTTCCTGATACCCTTGATGAAGACGGTAGAGTTCTTCACCTCTACGTCGCAATCATCGCTTATCACATGCAAGCGATAATGGCCTTCTGTCACGTTCTCGCCATTCGCATCTTCTTCGAGCAGAATATCCATACCCTTACGCACGAAGACGGCCGTAGAGATGCGGTACTGCTTGGTAGCCTTGCCCTCATCCTGAGTATAGAGACCATTAATGACATTACCCATATCATCTACCGTGATGACACTCTGATACTGCGAGAGACTCACATCATAAGCCTTCGCCTCGTTCTTCAGGTCATCGAGCCCAAGAATATCACCGAGATACTCCACGTTGCCGCCGAAGTATACGTTATCCTGTACGAAGATACCATTGCCTGAAGGATGGATATACGATCCGTCTCTTCGCTTGATAGCCAGTCCTCCGAGCCATCCGTATCGACATACGCGGTTCTCTGTATATATCTCCCAGTTGCATACACCATCCAGCACCTCGATATAGCTGTTTCCCCTTGAAGAGAAATACATGCTGCTCTGACGCTTGTCATCAGTAAAGCTACCATATTGGGCAAAATCCATATAGGCACAAGGATCCGGAGTTACCTCCGAACGTTTACCATATTCGAATACGAACTTGCCCTTCTCGCTAGTGATGATTTTCTTCACATAAAAGTAAGTAGTGAAGAAACCTTTATGCAGAACGAAGTTGCAATCATCCAACGCACCTTCTGTATTTTTATCTGAACCATGGGCGTTATCTATATCGGCATAGATACCGCGGCAGATATCTCCCACCTGCAGAGATCCGTAATCATTTCCCTCCAGATGAAGAGAGATGATGTGTTTCTTGGTATCTACACTCTCGATGGTTCCATAGCCGTTGGTATTCCATTGCTCCGCTTTGGTTACAGAGATTTCGTTGAAGACGAACTTAGGAGCAGAGATGAACTGACGGACGAACAGGCTGTTCATTTCTGCGTCACCATTATTATCGATACTTGCGCCGGAACCATAAGCTCCGGAAACGAAATTGTATGTCATGAAGGCATAGAGTTTCGCCAATCCCTCGGCAGATATCTGGCTCTTTCCATCTCCAAGCTGCAACCCTTTCAGCAGAGTTATCACATCCTCGAAGGTAATCTTACCTTTAGCCGTATCGTCTATATCCTTGCGAATGTATCTCTGTAAGACCTCCGCTTCTTCGTCAAGTTCTCCCGCCTTGTCGGCGTACTTTGCACGATCAGCTGTATTAGCCGTATTGGCGCGCATTGCCAGATCCGCAGACTCCGCCTTCTTAGCCTTACCGGCTCTAGCAGCATAATCAGCTTCAGACACATACTCACCTCCATAGCCAGCCGCTCCGGAACTATTGCCAGTTCCGGAATTTCCTTTGGGTTTAACTATGATTTTTGTTTCTATCATACGACTTTATAATATTGTTAGAATATAATTAGAATATCTCTTTAATCGTCATCTGAGCAGTGCCGCTGGTTAGATAATAGCTGATACCTTGCACATGAAAGGTCTTGCCGATCGCAGGATGTCGATACAAATCGAATGGAGAAACATTACCGTGCTCATCCATCAGATTTTGTTCCATAACGACTCTTGGTTCATGCCATTCCTGCCAATAATCATTAACATAATGCTGTTCCGGCTTTGCCAGCTCACCGTTGCTACGATTATAAATACCCAGCAAACTCAACTCCGTAACAACATTCAGCGGTGCAGAAAGACTAATACCATTCTTTACACCAAGCGTCTTGCATTCTTCAGATGTCAAAGCGGTAGTAATTTTCATCTCGAGATCATCCTTGGTATTTACAAAATCTTCTTTCGTGTCACTCAGATATATCAGATCGTTCTCCGCGCCATCGCTGCCAACTTTTCCATGATCGCTTACAACCTTTATCTCAAGCTCTTCCAATAAGATGTCGCTCACATGGGAGAGAATCGGCTTCGTATTGCTCGACCACTTGGTATGCCGGAAGGCTGTAGGATGTCGCCGGGTAATCTCTTCCCACACACTGTTGACGGGGCCGAGGATAATGAACTTAACAGCACCATGTACCTTGTCGGTCATGCGAACCGGAATGGCGGTCCCATCCGCATCCACACTATCTGTATATCTCAGATTGTTCTGTATGGAAAACTCCGTACCAATGATTTTATCCCCAATCTTAGGGTCGAAACCAACAGAAAAACTCTGCTGATAATATTCATCGTCAGAAGAGCATTCCTCCCAGGTCTTATACTTCATCCAGACATAATCAGACAGCTGCCCGTTACCTGTCCCTGCCACCTTGTCGCTTCCTAGAAACTGCCCTGGACGTTTTTCGACTACGCATTTATCACCTATTATCAACATACACTGAATCACGCCGACCTTCGATAATTTGTCCGTACTGTCACCGAACGCACTATATTTGAATTCAAACTCCTGCGGACCTTCACCCGTAAATGGCATAAATCCGCCATCATTCTTCTTATCCATAGCGTCATCTGACACTACCTCGTTTCTCCAGCTCTTCGTTTTCCAATATCTGCGCGTGTAATAGCGGCCGTCTCCGTTATTGCGACTTGGCACAGTATTATGCCAGACATAAACCTCGTTAGGTTTACCAATTATACCAGACACCCAAGGCTTGTTTTTTAGGTCATAATAATTAGCAGTCATCCTCATTAGTGGATTCATTACCATTTTCCCTGAAATCACAATATAATTGGTTGTATTTCCGTCGCTTGGCGAGAACACACCGCCAACCTCATTGCCTACATATTCTGCGCATGGTATCGCCTCTAAGAGGTCCGAGTCATTAGGATAGAATTCGCTTTCTCCATCCTTGCCATTGCCATTTACGCTTATTACTAGATAATCGGTCATGGATATTTTTGACACGAGCGAATTGTCCTGTCCGCCGCTCGTCTTCTTAACACTACCAACAGATAACAGCATCGAGGCGCCTGGCACAGTTCCCAGATAGTTTACGGCATCCTGTTGATTCGAACCCTGACATAAGTCCTTTACAAGATCTTTTTTCTTAGCTCCATAGAAGCGCCAGTCCTGACATTTCCTTACTTGGACATACCAATCGACCACCGAACCAGCATAATAACTAGTACCACCATGCCCCACCAGTTCGGAAAATCCATTATAGGCTCTTTTACCCTCACCATCGGAAGCATACTCTGTCATATACTTCTGCATGCCGAGAAACGCATTACACAACGTATCACTATCGAGTGGACTTTTGACGACATTCTCCATTTCTTTCACATCAGCTGTCAGCTTGAGTTGGTTGTACGTCTCCGCTACGCTAATTTGCGTATCACAGTCTGCTACGATAGATGTAGTAATATCTAATATCTTAGGATCGATGAACAAATTATCGACACCCTTGAGATTATGCCACTGGTGAGATTTACCGCTCCTGATTGTCTCCCAGGAGAACAGATAGAGACTAAATCCATCCTGTCTTATATGGAGATTGAGATATCTCAGAATCTCAGTCAATACATCCTCCTGAGTCCAGACATCATCCTCCTCATCACCCAGAAAGAGAAGCTCCGAAATACTAATATCCTGTAGTATAGAATACTGTTTATCCTTTTCCGCGGCCACATATTTGCTACCATCATAGTATAATGGCTTATCATGACCGCCGAGAATATCAATACCATCCATCACACCATTCAGTATATCCATCACGATATCATGGAAGGTACGCTGCTGCGCCTCTGACTTTACCTTATTATATAGTACTAAAGGCGAACCGACATTCTTATATTTTGAATACTGAAGGGCTGAGAGTGCATCCACACAAGTCAGTTCTACTTCATCCTCACACTCATTATATCCCTGCGAGAAAGTCTGAGGTTCGATATATCCGGCAAACAGGCATTTTGTTCCCCGATAGATATTCACCACAGCATCCCTACATGACCCCGAGAAAAATTCTTTTATATAGTTCTTACAGAGCAAGCGGATAGAAGCCTGCGAACAGAGTAGATGGTCGAACGTATCATTCACCTGCGAGGTAATTTCCACTGGGTCATCAGAGAAGGTGATTCCACTACCATCGCCGCCTATCTCCACTTTCTCCGATCGGTCTCCTCGAATAAGAATATAAACGGAGATTTTCTCTTCTAGCCTGTTATAATAATAACCGTGTATATACATAACCTACTAATGCTTTTATAATAATGTTATAATACTATTATCTGATACGGATATTACTCCGCTTGCGATTACTTCTAGTCTCATTCGCTACAGAGCCTACAATATCTCTTCCCCGCAGGCGCAAGTTGATATCTATCGGCATCTGGTCGTTCTCGACAAGGATACCCTGCAAGCGACTTGTAGAAGCCTTTACTCCTGGAGCAAATCCATCAGAGATTCCAGAACCAACCTGAGCAGCAGCTCCGTAGAGGGATGCGCCATTGGCGATTGCAAAAAGCCTAGCCTGCTGTGCTGCATTCAGGATCATCTCTCCCGAATTAACACGAACCAGGATATTATCACCGCTTTTCTGATTACCTCCAACAATACCACCTGTAGCAAACTTGCTTATCATACCAATAATGCTAGCCAACTGTGCTGCACCTGTAATACCGAAGGCAAGCCAGTCTATCCAGGTCTTGGTAGAGGTCATCGCTTGTGCGAAGGAAAGAACAATCTGACCTACAGCGGCCATCATCATACCAGCCTTGGCTGCCGCACTGTCGGAACCAAGTTGCTGCATGGCGCTTCCAAGCGCTGCACAGCTCTCTCCGGCTACTGCAAGTCCTTTGGCTGTAGAATTAGAGATTCCATTAATGATATGCAGCTGCTGCTGGACGTTCTGAAAACTCGAGAGATCGATATTACCGAGAGATTGCAATTTCCCCAGATCTTCTAGTCCTTCAACTTTAATCTCTATTGGTTTTAGCTTGAGATGGTCAATTTGCCCATCTATATCCGATAATATATCTTCAGCCTTTTTCTTAACCTCGATATCAGGAACACTTTCGATACCTAGCCTTACCTTCAGCATTCCTAGCTCCCTTTGCTTTCCTTCCATGATCTTCTGAAGACTCTTGGCGGCAGCTTCATCAGCCGAAGCATTGATTTTCTTCTGCAATTCCCTAATTTCCTCCTCGTAGAAATCAATACTACCCTCTAGAGCCTTCTCCTTCACTTCTGGCTTCGTTGTAGTTGTCGCTCCGCCTTTTGTTGTATTGCCGGAAGATGATGGTGGAGGAGTCGAACTATACCCGGCAGTATGCTTGAAGCTTATTTTCTGTCCATTCTTGACGATGGACTCCATTTGCTTTTTCACATTCTGCTGCCGACGGTAAAGCGAAGTCATCTTTCTGTTAGCATCATCAAGCTGGCTAGTACCCTCGATTTCAACCCTTTGCTTAATAGGAATAATCTTGCCGTCACCAGCATCTATCTGACCTACTGTCTTGGTTTTAGTTTTATTTTTCTTGCTATATTTCTTCAGCTTCCCGTTTTCATCATATTTAATATCGTGCTGCTGCTTGATCAGGTCTGCTGCCTGGTTAGCAAGTTCCCTCAATCTAATCTCATTGATCATCTGGTTACAGTACGCCTCAGAATTTGCGGTAAGAGCCTGATACCATTGTGATACGGTCGAATAATAGCCCATGGCCTCCCCATACTTGCTATTCATCTGCTGCACCAGAGTCTTCTCCTGTTCCTTGCTACCCTTGAAATCTTTGAGCTTGGCGATATTCAGCGACATTTCACTACGTACGGATGATATCTGCTGAGCAGTTTGCTCGTGCGCCTGCTTAGCCTTCTCTTCTGCTTGCGATAGGTTATCCACACTACTTGCTGCCTGGTCATTGCTAGCAGACAGATGATTAATCACTTCTGTAAGAGCAGCAATAGCTATTCCAACACCAGCTGTTATATATAAGCTTCTAATTGCTAGTCTTAAGGTTTCAGCGCTTACAGCTGCACCTGTAAAAGCAGCAGACGCCACCTTACAGATAGGACTAAACATAGCTACAATCGCAGAAGTAACCTTAGACGTAACTCCAAGATTAGTAATAGTTCTAGTCAGAGTCCAAGCTGCATTGGTAGTAATAATCAGCTGAGACGCAAAATTTGCGTACGGCAGAGTATTACCAATACTTCCCTGTATTACGTCTGTGAATTCACCAAGTTTATTGTTCAGAAGTTGAATCTTAGCGCTTCCTGTACTACCCATGATATCAAAGGACTTGCTAACCGTTCCTGCGCTGTTTTGCATTTCAGCAGCATTACTCCTGAATTTATCTGCCAGATTACCTACCAAAGGAGTGATAGCACGAAGGCTTTCTGCACTACCGAAAAGTTTGCCGTAGATTTCCTGTTCCAACATACCGCTCGATGCAGAGAAGCGCTTTACGTCTGTACTAAGAGACTCGAGGAATTGCTGCATTCCACCAGCCGCCTTAATAGCCGCCGCATCAAACTGAATGCCCATTTGCTGGGCCATTTCGGTAGCTTCGCTCGAAGGTTTTATAAGAGCCGTAAAAATAGCTGCAAGCTGAGTACTAACCTCTGCGGTATTTCCACTTACGCCGGTAAGTGTAGCAAATGAAGCCATCAGCTCATCTATCGACACTCCTAACGTCGAAGCTTGAGCCGTAACACGCGGCAAGGCTTGCGCCATCTGTTCGAACGAGGTAACACCGTTCTTTGCGGTTAACTGTATCTTGTCCTGTATCTCTCCAGCATTACTCCATTCCAGTCCATAATTCTTGATAATGGTAGAAGTAACCTTTACCACTTCTCCTAGATTGGCAATACCTCCCACAGAGGCTTTTGCCGAAGAACGGAGATAATCAATCCAGTTGTCTTCCGGAACTCCATTCGAGATAACCTGATAAAGACCGCCTGCAAGTTCATCACGCGCAATCGGTATTTCCTCGGCAAGTCCTGCTACCTGTTGCTTCATTGCCGCAAATTCCTTTCCGCTCTTACCAGCCATGGTATTAGCCGCAGCCATGGCCGCTCCAAAAGTCCGGCTTTCCGCTGTAACCTGATTAAGGTCACCCACCATCTGCTGGAAGGCATCAGTAACATTTCTCCACGCCTCCGTAATCTGATTGGTATTAATAAGTTTACCCTTCAAATCTTCTGTGGCTTCATTAACACTGTTCACCACGTGTCTCAGGTTATCTACAGCAGTTGTGGCAACAACCACTCTATCTTTACCGTCTATATTGAGCCGAATGTTAAATTTTACCTCATTAGCCATTTTTGCGATATTTAATTTGGATTATTGCGTCTTTTTTATTATATTTGCAGCGTGTTTAAAATAAAACGAAAATCATGAAATACGAAGTAAAACCCAACACAACAAGAACCGCTATTGGTTTGATTTCCGTACTGAGCTTTCTGTTCGGTATGTATTTTTGCGACTTAGCCATGAGACATGGTTCGCCTTCATGGTTAGCAGAAGCCATGGTTTGGTGTCTCGCTGTCTTTTTCGTATCTCTTCTACTTTGGGGATTCATGACAATAAAAGACGACAATATCTAAGCTAATGTAATCCAGCCCTCTCCGCTGCCATTCTGTATCTTTTCATGATTTCCTCACGACTGAGCTTCTCTTTCACTTCTGGAATCTCAGTCTGCACTTCCTTATCCCAGGCAAACTGCATAATATCTCTAGCCTTGAGCTTATCCTTCGAGTAGGGTTGCAGGATGCACAGGCATTGCATTCTTACCCGTTCCCACTTGCCACGTTCCGCAGCATCTACAGCATCATGCCAAGCTTCATACGCTGCATAGTATTCAGATGGGGTGCATCGACAAAAGTCATCCATACTCATCCCCATACACCCCATAGCTATACCCAGAAGATGTTCCACATCCACCGGATCATCATTGCCCGATTCGGAATTTACTGTTCCTCCTCGCTTTTTTTTTCATTCGCTTCAGCTATTGCGGAATTCCACTTAGCCATATCTGCCGGAGACACTAAGTCGCAGAACATCGTGAAGTCAATGGAGAATTCAATGTTATCGGCTCGGCAGGCGCTCGATACGCAGCACCACATAAGCGTTAACAGTTCTTCCATATCCTCCCAGTTCATCTGACTGACATCCTTACCGACAGTGCGTTTGAACTGGAGCATCGCTCCCATAGTGAGGCGACAAGGAAACTCCTTGCCACCAACCTTAATCATGATCTTATTCATCCGTTTCAGATTCTAAAGACGTTTCACTTACGGCCGAAACCGGGGATTCTTCATTCCCGGCATCATCGGTATTCAGTCATGCAGTTGCGGTCCCCTGCAAGCCTGTGCCAATTTTTTCAACCTTACCACTATTCTCAAGCTGTACACTATACTTCGCATCCTCGCCAGCCTGTGCATCGAGATCGAGCGAAGTAATGATGTACTTACCCTTGTACTGTCCGGCAGTCTTGCCTTCACGACCATCACCCTCACGAACAGAATAAGTTGCCTCGACAGAAGCTCCTGCCAGCTGGAGATCCTTCAGCTGATCATAGGTAGGCATTTCTGCATTGCTACCCGTCAACACGACACCATCAGCGTTGATACTCTCAGAGAAGCTCTTTACAAACTTCTCCTTCCACTTGCCAGCGGAAGCTTCCTTGGTTACACGCTCGCCAGTCTCCGTACTGGTTGTAATCTTACACCCGGTACTGTAACCCAATGCCTTACCCCCAACTGAAAGAATAAGATCTGTTCCGTCTAATACGTCACCCATATTTTTTTCTGATTAAATACATTAAAAACAAGCAGGTCATAATACCTGCGATAATAAAAAACAAATCCAGGCAAACGCCGTTAGGAGGCTTTTTCTGCTCCGTTCTAGCATTGTTGCTGTACGACATTTCCATCTGCCTGCTAAGCAGACTTACCTGGTTTCGTAAGGAGTCTCGCTCACTCTCATACCGAAGGCACAGCTGCTGCAAGCTGTCACACGATGCCTCTACGATGATCGTTGGCATTTCACCACCGTCATTCGGCTTTACGTACGCCTTCACGCTAGCACGGCCATGCTTGCCGTTATAGCTTGCGCCCTGCGGCAGAGAGAGAAGATTATTCATCGGAATGCTCAACCGAACCGTGTCGCTCGCTATCGGCTGGGACCACATCGCCATTGTCTTCACCTGGCTTACCATCTGACTCAGACTTTGGCTTGCACTGTCGGCGCTTTGTACGCTTTGCACCAGGTTCTGTTCCTTCCTGGTCGTCTTCGTCGTGGCGCAGCTCACCACTGACAGGGCAGCTAGCGCGATGAGGACAAAGCTGAATAGCCTCAATAGCCCGCGTGAGCCTATTAAGTGCATAGCGGGTGCGGGCGTTCTCCTTGTTGAGTTCCTCGATAGCCTTTGCATTATCTTCTGCTGCATCATTCAGTTCTTTTTGTTTTGCCAGGAGTTCCTTGCTCACGTCGCCATACATCTCCTTGAAGGTGTCATGTATGCGCTTCGCCTGCTCAGCCTCCTTCACTTTTCGATTGGCTATCCAGGCGATGGCAGTACCAATGCCGCCCGGTAGGATAGCCCACTGCAGTATGTTTAGTATGATGTCTGTCATCGCCTTTCAAACCTTTCTTAACCTAATAAACTATCAACTATTACTGAAAAAATCTACGCTTGCCTGATACCTAACGAGCGAAGCCATTCCTGGACATCAAAAGACGGGCAGGCTTTCTTTGAATTCAACTCGTTATGTCCAACAATACGGATCTGAGGGAAGCGGCTATGGAAGTTTCTCACATAATCGGCAAGAGCCTTCTTTTGCTCTAGGGTGCGAGTATCTAGCGGCTTACCGTCGTGCTTACTCACACCTCCTGCATAGACAACATGCCGGCTCACGGCATTATAGCCAGCAGCACCATTGGTAATCTCCCATGGATCCACCTCAGCATCCTCGTTATTATCTACCAGGCGTTCTATGCTGCCATCCAGATGCACAAGATCAGTATAGCCCACCTGCTTCCATCCTCTGCCGCCCTTGGCTGGAGGGTCGCAGTGCCAGTGCCGGATGTCGGCGGCTGTCACCTCCCGACCTTCCGGCGTGGCAGTGCAGTGGATTACCAGATATTTCATTTTTGCCATCGGTTAACCTGCGTTATAGCCTGAACGGATTACGCCGCCAGCGTCTTCCTTCATAGGCAGACAGATGAAATAATGACGGTATGAGATGAGATTGCGCTGCTGCTGTGGATCGTTCTCCGCGGCGCTATAATACATCTTGGTGCTACCTGTAGCCTTGAACACACGAGGCACGTAGAATGCGAATGAGCATTGGAACTCGCCAGCCTTAGGCACTGCACCCAGCGCATTTTTCTTGCCTGTGGTGCTATAGGTAGGATTGGCGCCGAACTCGTAGATATCGAAACCGTACAGCTTACCGACCTTGCCGTCATTGCGGTCAACGTTGTACTGCTCCTTGAAAGTCTGCTCCGTCTCGAGCAGGTCGTTCATGTGATCAGTACAGAGCACAAGTCGGCGGTTGGTTGGAGGAACACCCAGTTCATCAAGCTTTCGCTTCAGGTTCACCAGATCGTTCATACAGAGCTTAACTCGCTTGGTCACAGGATCCACGGCGCCAGACGTTACCAATACAGGAGTCTTGGCGGTGTTCTCATTGGCACAGAGCGCATGGGCAGCCTTGGCATACTTGGTGTCATTGATTGCGTTAGCGCAACTCTCCTTGACACGAGCCATCTTGGGGTAACTCAGGGCATACAATTCGTCGTCGGTAACAGGAACAACCTTTGTCTGGAATTTATCGAGAGAGAAAGTCTTGTCTCCATCCTCGAGTTCCTGGACTTCGATAGGATATGTCTTGTTATTAACCAGCACCTGAGGGTCCGCACCGACATCCACCATATGAATTACATCATTATCCACGACAGAACTCTGGTCTGGCACGCCTACAAGCCAAGAAGCATCCAGATAGGCACGCAGAGCCCTGATAAGCTCTCCAGTCCATACTTCTTTAAGAACGCCTGCGTAAGCAGAACCCTTTGGCATAAACGTTCCTGCTGCGATAGCAACAAGGGAGGCAACAGCTGCACCCCAGAATGGATTATATCCCAACAAGAGTGCAATGAGAGCACCCATAATTGCATTGAACAACAATGCGGAAAACACTTTAATCAACTTATTCATAATTATAAAATATTTTTATGTTACCTTGAAATTAAGCTGGTTCGAATCCGTACTCAGCCTTGTAGAGGCGAACGAACTCATCAGGATGATTGTCGTGCAGATCCATCATTTTGCCGGATGGAACGGCACTCAGCTTCTCGTACTTGGAGAAGTCTGTTTCCTCTGCCACGATTTGGCCAGTATCGGTACGGTGCAACTGTGCGGAGAGCTTACCCTGTGGCTGCATAGCCGACAAGGTCAACTTCAATGTGTCAATACCTACCTTTTTGCCAAGCTCGACAAAATGGTTCTTCATACCGGCATCGATACGCTTCTCGCTTACGGCCTGATCCACGGCGGCTGTAATACCGGCAAGAGCAAGCGCCTCCTGCGCCGCCTTCAACTCGTCAACCTGCTTCTGGAGTGCTGCTGCACCCTCGGCCTTCAACTTCAACTCACTAACCTTCTGCAAGACGGTAGCTTCGTCAGCTGTTTCGCTAAGCCCCAGCTGAAGGGCTAAAGTTTTCAATTCCATTTCTACTTCTTTTTTAAGAGGATTAATATTACTATTTAACAAAGGCAGGAAAGCACTTCCGTTCTCTTCGCCTTTCATCAACGGCAACTGTTCTCCATCCGGAGAGTATAACACGATGGCGTTATCATTTCCACCGATATCAACGGCACTCACCTCGAAGAGGCGGCTCTTGGTAATTGTCTGCGCAGTCTGTCCTTCCAGCACAAGACTCTTATCATCGGAAGTCTCCAGGATCTGCAAGTTGGCGCTTACCATGCGCATCGACCCGAACTCATACTGTTTCTTCAGCCGCTGGCTCAGCTCAGTGGCTCCGTCAAACTCGATTTCTCCAGTCAGCTCTCCGTTTTCCACCTTCAGGTTCTTCACCAGCCCGACTACACCTTGACTGCGGTCATGCATATACAGTAATACAGGATTGCGCTCGTACTGTGTCAGGTCAATACCTGATGTAATGATGCGCGTACCATAGCAGTTCACGCTCTCATCGCTAATTCTAACTTTCTTTCCCATTTGCGATTCGTTTTTGAATTTCGACTGCAATATTACAAACTTTCCACGAACCCTCCAAAAAACGCTGCAATCGCTTCATAAAGGTATGCAATCATTTCATACTTTTTTGGCAGACTCCCTAAAAAATGCCAATTTTGCAGTGGGTTTCAACATAGCCCGCCATTTTATTCACATTAAAACACAGTTATAACATGACAAAAGCAGAATTAGAAAAGAAGAAAAAGCTCGCCAGAACATTATATATGGCAGGCAAGGATCAGAACGAGATAGCAGACCAGATAGACATCTCCCGTCAGACTCTCTCTAAATGGGCCAACCAGGAAGGATGGAAGGAGCAGCGGGCTGCTACAAGTGTGACTCGCCCAGAGCTGGTAAACAAGCTGCTCCATAGCATCGACACCCTCATTACCGATGTCAATGCTTCCGGTGACGCTGCGAAGATTGCCGGACTGGGTGACAAGCTGGCTAAAATGTCAGCCGTTATAGAGAAGCTTGACAAGAAGGCTAACGTAGTAGATGCCATCGAGGTATTCATGGCATTCAGTAAATGGATGCAGTTCCGGGCACAGAATGACCCGAATATCACACCGGAGCTCCTCAAGACATTTAATTATTACCAGGATCTCTTCATCTCCGACAAGATGCAGAACGGTTTTTCCTGCGATCTTTAATACATATACATAATGGCAACACTAGCAGAAAAGAAAAAGGCCATAGAGGAATGGAAGGAGCACTGCAAGCAGATTGCGGCGCTCACAGATACATCGCTCATGGCTCCAGAAGGCAAGAGCGAGAAGGAAGCTCGCATCCACAGGCTACAGCAGAACTATGCTGCTTTCTGCGAGTATTACTTTCCTCACTTCCTGCAACTCAAGGACAAGACTACCGGAAAGGTGATCCGGACCATCCACAATGCGCCATTCCACAACCAGGCGGCAAGCAAGGTCAAGCGCACCGCTAACCTGAAGGCTGTATTCATGTGGCCGCGCGGTCATGCCAAGAGTACCCACATGGATGTATTCACCCCCTTGTGGCTCATGTTCCAGCCGCTACGCCTGATAAACTTCATGGTAGTAGTCGGCAAGAGTGAAGATGCCGCCTGCCGCCTCCTTGGTGATATCCAGGCAGAACTGGAGTACAACGATCGCCTCAAGCGTGACTTCGGAGAACAGAAGCCTGCCGGAGGAGACTGGACCGACGGAGAATTCAAGGCGAACTGCGGTGTCAAGTTCCTGGCATGCGGTCGCGGTCAGAGTCCCCGAGGTCTCCGTGATAGGGAAGCCCGCCCTGATTACATCGTCATCGATGACCTTGATGACGATGAACTCTGCAAGAACGAAAAACGAGTTCGTGAACTTACATCCTGGGTAAAGTCTGCCCTCTTCGGTTCTCTCGATGTAGGCCGCGGCCGTTTCATCATGGTCGGCAACCTGATTTCCAAGAACTCCGTACTCTATAACATCGCCAATACCAAAGGTGTTTTCTTGAGTAAGGTGTATGCCGTAGATAAGAACGGAGAACCGACATGGAAGGAGAAATGGACACGGGAGGAGGTAGATGCTTACCGGGAATTCGTTGGTTACAGGGATTGGAATAAGGAGATGATGCATAACCCTATCATTGACGGTTCTATCTTCCGTCACGAATGGATCAAGTATAAGCGTATGCCTAAACTCACCAAGTATGATGCCCTGGTCTGCTATACAGACCCATCCTGGAAATCCACGACAGCCAACGACTACAAGGCGTGCAGACTCTGGGGAAAACTGGGTAGCGAACTTCATCTGATAGACTGTTTCGTGCGTCAGGCTACCACCGGAGAGATGGTAAGATGGCAATACAACCTCTATGAAAGAGCCATGGAGCAGGGAGCCAGTATCCAGTTCTATATGGAGTCGAATCTGATGCAGGATACGGCTCTTGATGAATTCTACGAGGAAGGAGAACTTCGGGGCTATCAGCTTCCGATATCTGCTGATAACCGGAAAAAGCCCGACAAGCTACAACGTATCGAGAGTGTCGCCCCTTTATGGGAACGAGGCCTGGTGTTCTACAACGAGAACCTTAAAGACTCAGAGGATATGCAGGTGGGAATCGAGCAGACGCTAGCCCTGGAACACGGAAGCAGAGCACACGACGATGCTCCGGATGCAGACGAGGGAGCCATCTTCATCCTTCAGCGACAAGGACGCGTCGATGCTTTCGAGCCACGCATTGGCAAGCGGAGATCTCCGAAAAATGGTTGGTAATTAAAAAGTTGTTTATATGTTTATTACTCAAGAAGATTTCAAGGTGGTGGCTTCTGAAGCCGCACTCAAGGTCATCACCCAGGCAGACGACGCTAACGCCGACAATGCCATTCAGGAAGCGGTGGAAGAGATAGCAGGCTATCTCCGTCCTAAATATGACTGCGACAAGGTCTTCTCCGCCATAGGAAATGACCGCAACCGACAGATAGTGATGTATGCGGCGGATATTGCTCTCTATAATATGATAGCAGCACAACCGCAGAGAATGGGCAGTGATGTGCGCAAGGAACGCTACGAACGTGCCATCAAGTGGCTAGAGGGAGTTGCGGCTGGCAAAATTGTCCCGGACTTGCCGATAGCCACTGACGAGACTACAGGTGAGGCTAACACTAATGGCGTTAAGTGGGGGAACGGCCCTAACCGCCACTCCTGGTAATCCGTATTCAAGTTTAATATTCAAAAATAAAGCAAGATGAATCTATTTGACAAGACATTACAGGGCATCTACGACATCCGGCGTGCCGTCAAGGGTGAGCCACGGATGCTGCATACCAAGTTCGGAGACATCATCCTCGCCGACAAGACAACCCGCAGAAATGCCCAGCATATCATATCCAAGCTTCAGCGCACCACCGAAGCTCTTACCAAGAGTGATATCCAGAAATGGCGCAAGGCTTGGCAGCAGGCTATCAGCATAGAAAGTCCAAACAGACAGATGCTCTACGATATCTACAGAGATACCGCCACGGATGCCCATGTTACCGGATGTATTGGCCAGCGCACAGGCTTCGTCCTTTCCAAGTCTTTTAACATCGAAGACAAAAGCGGCAAGCCTTGTGATGAACTCAAGCATTATTTCGACCAGGAATGGTTCTACGAACTCTGTCGCCTCATTCTTGATTCTATCTATTACGGGCATTCCCTGATAGAACTGGGAGATATCAGGAAGGATGGAGACGGATGTCCCTGCTACTCGGAAGTAAAGCTTATCGACCGTAAATTCGTAATTCCGGAACATCATCGTGTAGTTACAGACCTCGGACAGGATTGGACTACGGGAATAGACTATAGGGAGCCGGAATGGTACAACAACCTTATCGAGGCAGGAAAGCCCGACGACCTCGGTCTCTATCTCAAGGCTGCACTCCACGCCATCCCGAAAAAGAACGTTCTCGCAGCATGGGATGTCTTCAGCGAGGTTTTCGGAATGCCTATGCGAGTAGCCAAGACTGCTTCCAGAGATAAGGCAGACCAGCAGCGCATCGAAGAAATGCTCAAGGGCATGGATATCGCTCCATGGGCATTATTCCCCGAAGGAACGGATATTCAAATCATCGAAAGCACCAAGAGCGATGCGTTCAACGTCTATGACAAGCGTGTGGATCGTTCCAACAGCGAAATCTCCAAGCTTATCATCGGGCAGACAATGACTATCGAGGATGGCAGTTCCCTGTCTCAAAGCCAGACTCACCTCAAGGTATTCGAGAACCTAGTGGAGAGCGATGCGAAGATGTTGGCAAGCATTATCAATAACCAACTTATCCCTCGCATGA